CAAGAAGACTGTATCATTTCATTAAAGGTGGTAATCCAAATTTATCGCAGAATAAACGAGAAGCAATGTTCGTTCAGATATTAGAAGGTCTTACCAAAGAAGAAGCAGACTTACTAATAGCCGCAAAAGACAAAGAATTAAACAAAAAATACAAGGGTTTAACTGCAAATCTAGTCAAAGAAGCCTTTGGTTGGAATGATTCTTTTATGAAAAAGTAAGTAAAATCAACACTTTTGGGTGCGACATAATGTGTCAACTTTTTACTTGACAAATTGGCGATTATTTGATAATGTATAGATATGAAAAACAGATATAAAATTGTGTACAAATATCACGGTGACGACTATTCTTTAATGACAGTTGACACTTTTGGTGAAGCAAAAAGAATCAAAGATTTATTAATCGATGGTCATCTTGTTTCAGAAATTAAAATATTCGAAACTGTGGATAACAGATGTGTTTTCAACGCAATTAATCTTATTGACATGAAGGAGGTCGCATAATGAGTAAAGTGAAAGAGTGGTTGTATGACCAAGTTGAAGAACAGATTGAAAAAATCTGTCAAAGTTATAAAGAAGAAATTGTTACTAAAGATGAGGCAATTGATTCTATAATGAAAATTCAAAACATTGATGTTTGGGTTGGTGATGAGATAGATTATTCTATCGCTTCTGAAATCCTTGACGGTGAAATGGTAGGTGTTTATGCTTAAATTCAAATGCACCTGGTTATCAGGTTATGGTCACAATGATGGAAAATCTCAAATTGTTTCTTTTGAAGAACTAAAAGATTGGAATTTAGATGCCTACATGGGTGACGAATGGGAAAGAGATTTCACTATGTTGAATGTTGGTGAAGAATTACTTGTCGGTGGTCCTTGTGGTATCGAAGAAGTAAAATACGAGAGGATTGCCTAATGCATAAATGGGTTGCTAATTGTGTTCTCACTGCCATTATTTTATTTTTCTTTGTTATGTTTTGGGAACTGGCACTAAGTAAAAATGCCAAGGCACAAACTTACAATGAGGCAGTTCTCGGTCATGTTATTACAGAGAACATTCGTGGTGGAATTGACAATCAGGCAGTCATGGAAGCAGAAATGCAACGTGCCGCTTATCTGTTTGCAATTCAGTCTATTAATATATTAGAATCTTATTTACCTGCAATTTTAGATGGTGTCAAACGTGATATGCAGATTGTTGCAGAGGAGAAATATAAAGAGGTTCTAACAGATTAGGAGTTTATTATGATTTGGACAAATGTTTTATTATTTTTTATTTTATCAGTATTAGTTTTTATTGCAATAATGATTTATGCAATTGGAGATCAATTGAATGAAAAAAACAAGTAAAAAATTTAAAGACGAAGTACCTGAAATACCATTTACATATGATTTCTATTTGGTATATTGGGAAGACATTCAAAGTGATGCCGGGTGGCGAGATATGAAAGATATTATCGATTCTAAACCTGCAACCTGTGTTTCTACTGGTTGGTTAGTAAAGGCAGATCGAAAAGTTCATATCTTAATGAGTGACTATTCATACGATGAAAAGGGTAGTTTAGCAGACGGAGGAAATACAACAGTCATACCGACAAAAAATGTGATTAAGAAGTTTAAAATTTCTGATTTATAATATGAACGATAACAAATATTCAGTGATGTTTTTCATCACACTAATTTTTATAATTCTATGGTGGGGTTATGCAAAATCCGAAACAATAACACCAAAGAATAACGATTTACACTGTTTAGCACAAAACATATATTTTGAAGCAAGAACTGAATCTGATGCTGGTCAGATTGCAGTGGGTCAAGTTGTTTTAAATCGTGTAGATCACCCTAGATATCCAGATTCAGTTTGTGATGTAATACGACAAGGACCAACTTATACTTTTGATCCAGACTTTCCTGTGAGAAATAAATGTCAATTTAGTTGGTATTGTGATGGTAAATCTGATGATATAAAAAATATTCCAGCTTGGAATCATGCAAAGGCAATTGCAGGTGTTCTTTTGGCAATGCCTGATATGGTACCAAATATTGTAGAAGATGCAACACACTATCATGCCGATTATGTAAAACCTCATTGGGCAGATCATTTAGAACGAGTAACAAGAATTGAAAATCATATATTTTATAGAGTTATTGACAATTAATCAAAAGTATGATATAATAGAAAAAAATGAACATATTTTACTTAGATAATAATCCAAAAACTTGTGCCGAGATGCACTGTGATAAACATGTGGTAAAAATGATTGTTGAGTATGCTCAAATACTTTCTACGGCACATCGAATGATTGATGGTACTAAATACATTGGTACTTCCAAGAACGGAAGAAAAGTAACTAGATATAAACTAACAGATAACTTAGAAAACATTGTTTACAAAGCATGCCATTTTAATCACCCTTCGACTGTTTGGGCTCGTACTTCTAGTCAGCATTATGACTGGTTGTATGACTTGTGGCGTGAACTATCAACAGAGTATCGACATCGATATGGATCAAAAACAGGTAGAGATCACTCCAGCTGGACGTTGCTCGGTGACATACTAAAAACAACTCCCAAGAATTTAGAAGACAAAGTTTTTACAGAACCACCACAGGCAATGAAAAAGTTTCCCGAATGTATGGTTGAAGGTGATTCAATACAGGCATATAAAAACTACTATATAATCGCAAAGAGTGAATTTGCAAAATGGACAAATCGACAGATTCCAGAATGGTATACAAATGGACTTGCAACAGAAATTATTTGAAATAATAACACCTTATACTGAAGATGGTATTGAACTTAATTCTCATTTTATTGATGATTTGGGTTTCGATAGTCTAACAGTTGTAGAATTTGTTATGCAATTGGAAGATGAGTTTAATATAGAAATAAATGATGATGAAGTGTCACAAATTGCTAGAGTAAAAGATTCATTAAAAATATTAGAAAGTAAAATAAATGCCAACTTATAGATTTAAAAACCATAAGACAGGTGAAGTGTGGGAAGAACTGATGATGATTGCTGAAATGGAAGAATTTAGAAAACAAGAACATATTGAATTACTACCCCCAACACAAATGAACATTGTTTCAAGTGTCGGAACAATTGATAGTAAAACAGATAGTGGTTGGAAAGACAATCTACAAAGAATTGCGGCTGCTCATCCAGATTCACCACTTGCAGAACGATATGGTTCTGGTGAAACAAATGCAAGAAAAAAGGCAAAAGAAATTGTTAAAAAACATAGGGCAAGAAAATTATAAATAATTTTGTATCTGTCCGAAGGATATCAAAGAGCAAAAGTAGGGATAACTATATCCAGAAAGTCAGCTGTGTTTGATACAGGACTAGATAAAGGCCCAACATTTTGTTGGGCCGCACCAAAGGAATAGAATGGCAAAAAAGAAACTTGAAATTACCGATAAAGAATTAGTCAATATTAAACCAATCACAGAAAATCAAAAACGAATGGCAGATGCCTGGAAATCAGGTAAACATCTATTTTTATATGGTGTTGCAGGAACAGGTAAAACCTTTCTTTCATTATATCTAGCATTAAAAGAGGTTCTGAATGATAAGACAGAACAACAACGAGTTTATCTTGTAAGAAGTTTATTACCTACAAGAGATATAGGTTTTCTTCCTGGTGATGAGGAAGACAAGGCATTTCTTTATCAAATGCCGTATCAGAATATGGTTAGATTTATGTTTTCAGCACCAACTGAAACAGCGTTTGAAAGATTGTATGTTGATCTAAGAAATCAAGGTACAATTGAATTTTTATCTACATCATTTTTAAGAGGTATCACTATTGATAATGGAATTATTATTGTTGATGAATGTCAAAATTTAAATTTCCATGAATTAGATACAATCATTACACGAGTTGGACAGAATAGTAGAATTATATTCTGTGGTGATTTTCAACAAACCGATTTAAGTAAAACATCTGAAAGAAATGGTATCTATGATTTTCAGAGAATCTTATTTGAAATGGGTGAGTTTGAGAATATAGAATTTGACTTAGGTGACATCGTAAGAAGTGGTTTCTTACGTAATTATCTAGTAAACAAAATAAAGTTAGGATTGCACTATGACCAAAATTAAAGAGCTTAAAAGACTACATAAGTATTACAAAAGTAAAGTAGATGAAATTGAACAAGACAGAAATGTTGATCGTTCATCAGATATGTGGAGAATTTTGAGAGAACATAAGAAACTAAAGTTATTTTACAAAACGGAGATAGAAAAATGCAAAGCAATTGGATAAAATGTTTGGAGACGATATTACACCACGAGGGAGGTTACGTCAACCATCCCAAAGACCCAGGAGGAGAAACAAATCTAGGTGTCACAAAACGAGTGTACGAAGAATTTGGTGGTACAAAAGATATGAAAGATTTGGTGCGAGAAGACGTAGAACCGATCTACAAAAAGAACTATTGGGATCGATTAAAGGGTGATGATTTACCAGAAGGTTTAGACCTCTGTGTCTTTGACTTTGGTGTCAATGCAGGAACAGGTAGAGCTGCTAAGTATTTACAAACATTAATTGGTACAGTTGCCGATGGTGGTATTGGTCCTAACACATTGAAAAAATTGAATGATTATGTAGAAGAACACGGTATTGAAGACGCTATCAAAAACTATCAGTCAGATAGACAAAAGTATTATGAATCATTATCGACATTTGATACCTTTGGTAAGGGATGGACAAGACGTGTTGATGAAACAACTGAATTAGCATTAGAAATGTGTTGACATTACAATCAAACTGTGATAT